CGAAACAAGGCTTTGACGTCGACATTTAGTACTTTAAATTATAACATGTTTTTTTCTCTGCCTGATCATTTAAAAAAGAGACAGTTTATTATTTGTGATGAAGCTGCAGAGCTAGAAGATCAGTTAGTAAAGGAATTTTCTTGTACTGTTAATTTCGAAAGCCTAGCTAAACTCGAAGTAAAAATTAGACCGTTTTATTCAAGAAATAGCCTACAAGTAGTAAAATGGATAAATGAATTAATTTTGGATTTAAATGATAGAATTGAAGAGCTAAAAGATATTACAAATAGTAATTTATCTCATAACAAAAAATTTATAATTGAATCTAAAAAGAATTTAATTACTTTAAGAAACTTACATTCTAAATTATCTCTTATACTCGAGACCTGGAATGAGAGCGAGTACTTATATGAAACAGATACTAAAGGTATAACATTTATGCCTTTAAAGGTAGATAGACTAGCTAATCATTTATTTAAACATGCAGATAAAGTAATACTAATGTCTGCAACTATTATTGATCCTAATAACTTTTGTAAAAGTCTTGGTATAAAAAAGTTTAAATATGTGGAAGCTGAATCTTCATTTGATGCAAAAAATGCTCCTATATATTGTAATACGAAAGTAAAGCTTAATTATCACAACTTAAAGCGAAGTTTACCTAAGATAATAAATCAAATTAAAGACATAGTCGACTATCATAAAAGTGATAAGGGTATTATACACACTCATAATAATACTATTACCTCCTTTCTTTGTAATAAACTAAATGACTCGAGATATTTGATAAGAGAGCCAGGTGTACGTAATGAAATTATCTTAGAACAGCATTATAATAATCCAGATCCAACTGTATTAGTATCGCCTTCTATGTCACATGGAGTTGATTTACGAGATGATCTTGCAAGATTTCAAATTATTGTTAAGGCACCATATTTACCTACTAAAGACAAAAGAATCGAAAAATTAATGAAAGATGATTTTAACTGGTATATGAATAAAATGCTATGTTCATTAATACAATCTTGCGGTAGGGGAGTTCGTTCGCATAAAGATCATTGTGTAACGTATATTTTAGATGGGTCTATAGCAGAAAGTGTTGTTAATAATAGACATAAATTGCCGAAATATTTCATTGATAGGTTTTTGTAATAAATATATAAGACGGTATGAAGAATAGAGCTTTTCATTTTGAAATAAAAAATTTATTAACACAGTTTGTTGCTGCATTTGATGATACAGTAATAAGTCGTTTTGATAAAAATAGAAATGCAAAGTCTAATATTGATGTAAGATATGTCTTCGCACCAAAGCAAAGGGTAATGTATGATATTATAAACAAAGCTCAAAAC